AACTTTTTTCCGACCATTTACCCTCAATATATGGAATTCTAAATTCATCCTTTATTAATGTTTGTCTAGCCAATTTTATTAAAGCCGGAGTAGATTTAAAGATTAATTTATCCATTAGATAGCACCCCACATAGTTATATTGAGAAATAGACAGGTTACTGTCGCGCAGTAAACAATTGCGGCGATTATAAAGCCATCAAATATAAACCCGCGTTTCTTTGCTTTTTCAAATCGTTTAAGCGCGATATATTGCGCCGCATTTGCGCTTGCATTGCGGCGGTTAAAATTGCCCTTCAATAAGTTATTGTTTGAATATTTCATATTAAGCCCCCGCAATGATATTGCCGTACATGTAAGCCGCCGCCATTATTGGAGTGCAAGCCAAAAAAATACCAATAGCGCCCAATAATTGGTTGCGCTTCTGTTTAGCAATTCGCTTCTGTCTAAATGTCTTTTTCATAATGTAGCCCTTTTTTTTGAGTATCCGGTTTATTCCGGCATGGAAGCATTATATTCCTCTCAATAACCATTGCAACCCCTTTTTGTTTACTTTTACCAGCATTGCCGGGCCATCCCGACAATATCCGGAAGTTTTCCCATAGAATCCAAACCGGCCATTTTTGGCCATTTTTGCCCCAAAATTGAATCAGAATCTATCCGTGGGATAGCCGTGGGATAGCCGCGCCAAATCAAATCAAAATATATTCGTGGAATAGCCGTGGGATAGCCGCAAATCCTGGGCGATCCTGGTACAAAATTAAATCAGAATCTATCCAGGGGATAGCCGTGGGATAGCTTCCAAAATGTCAATGGGGTGTAACCAGGATAGTTTTAATCGGTAGCTGTGGAATAGCCGCAAAGAATCACCTGACCAGGTAGCCAGGTGAATTCAAAATGTATCTGTGGAATAGCCGTGGGATAGCCGCGCTGGCTAGAAACCTTTTGGCCTTGTGCGTGGCCTGGCTGTCTTCATAACCTGTTTGAATGACTTCTTAAAAGTCTTATTGAAGTGTTTCTTTATGTATGCAGCACCAAGTTTGTTAGCAGGCCAAATAGCTTTTTGATCCCTGCCTGTAGTACTCATATCAATTACTAGCTGAGGGGCCTTTTTCTTATAACGCCTGTATAAACCATATGGCCTTCTGTTTTGACCTTTGGGCCTGCCCACAAAGTAGAGGTCTGTGTTAGAAGCCTTTTTGCTGATGGTGTTGCGAGGAATATTACCGTACTTATTTAACCTTTGACTTACCGGCTTAATAAGGTGATTCATGTTTTGAAGTGGGGTGACCTGACCGCCAAAAGCAATTGTTAACAGGTAAGGCCGCTGCTTCTCAACATATACCGCAGCATATAGCTGCTTCTTTGTAGCGTTCTTTCTCCATATGCCGTTCTTTGTCCAGGGCGTTGCGCCTTTATCAACATAGTCGTCAATGCTTTCTTTAAGAAACTCTTGCGCTCCTTTAATGGTTGCGTTCATTGCGCGCATAGTAGCAAAAGGAACTTGGCTGCGCTGAAGTTCAGACATGTCTTTCATTGTTGCTTCTACATCGAAATCAAAACTAATGTTCATAATCGCACCAGAATGTATTCATGGGATAGCCGTGGAATAGCCTTCAAGACCACATCCCGCAGATACAATCGACAGCCAGACAAACGCAGTCACCTGACATACGCTCATCTAGCAGATATAGAACTTCCTGCATAGCTACTGTATCTTGATCTATTAGGGCTTCTGCAAACCGCTCAACCAAATCTAAATCAGCATCATGCACATTTTCATCCGAATCTATTCTTATCATAACCAGCCCTCTGAGCCGATTATATCAAACTTCCGTTCCAAATAGGTCTTCGGCCATTGCAGCAAATTCCCTAAATCCTTCATACGGCTGATGAGCTGATAGCTCTTCTACCATATTTTCTACCTCGTCCTGCCAATCAATAAGCTCTTCTCGCAGCTTGTCCCTGGCGACATCGGTGGTCATCATAGAATCAACGATTGCGTCAAACCGGGTAAGCTGATCGGTCAGCTCCCAGTAATAACAATCTCCAAGTACTTTAGATAGTTTTACTACGCTCATTACATACCCTCTTAGCAATGTGAAGGTATTATAAGCATTTATGTCTATAAAAGGAATGTTCTGTTTATATTAAGTCGTCAGCAGCTACCGCTGTGAGAGATAGAATCACGAAAACTATCATGTAGATTATCACTGTTTGCCCCCCTGTTGGTGTATTAGAGCGGCATTGTATAGAAGATTATGTCATACCTGAAATGCATTCTACTGATTCCATAAATACCAAAAATGCATACTGCAATGTACATTGTAATGTATAAAAAAACCCCCCAGCCAAGTAAAAATCGGTCTGAGGGGTTGAGGGTTAGGCTCGCAACGACATGGAACGCGCCTAGAAAATAGTAGCCCTTATCGGCCCCCAGGGGGCTAGTCTGGGTCAAAGGCAAAGGAGCCTTGGCCTGATCTTATTTCAGCCACCAGTAGATCAATCTGGCGGGAAAAGGCAATTAACCTTCGGCTAGTAATTTAGTATCTCATACCCAATAAACAGAAACAATAAAGATGTCATAGTTAGCAGGTGTAACCTATAAACTATCACTGGCTCAGTCAGCCATTCTCTCATACTGATTCCTAACGACTGAAACTTAGAGCGCCTTATCGCCTGGTCAGCAAACTTGTTAGCGTCATCAATTAGCGTTTTAACGTCCATTAGTGAACCCCCATGTCTATCTTTTCTTGGTGGATCATATCGATGTAACTATCTTGCACAGCTTCGTGAAGAGTTCCTTCACAGTATAGATAGATACGATCTCTCATTGTCTCGATAAGATCATCTTTAAATATAAGCTCATCAAACCAATCAAGTGCCTCAGAGAAATAGGCATCACCATCTACATCTTTAGCATTCCTATCAGCAGCCTCTACTAACATCTGAGACATCATCCCTGACGATCCATACGGGCCGTAGAGCATTGCTAAGGCGAAGTCATATCTATCGCTAATGGTATGGGGGAAAATGTCATCAGCCCAGGTTTTATGCGATTGCAGCCAGGTGCATGTAATCGCGTCGCGAGCATCGTCAGTAAGCTCCATGATCTCGCCCTCCCACATAGGCTTTTCATCGCGAATCAACCCAACTATCTCATCCAGTACATGATAGCTCATTAGCACACCCCCAGATTTATACAGTCGTTGAATGACATGTTATGCACAAGCGCGATTGCCGCTAAGATCAACATACCTAGCACCATATCTTTGCGCGCAGCAGCGATTTCTTCTCTTTGCTCAATATTCATTTCTTACCCTCGTTCTGTTCAATGAGGGCATAGAATCTCATAACTGTGGAATGAAGTAAACCTTTTTGTTACATATCCCCTATGCGCCATTCCTCTTCTTTAACCTGCTCCTTCAGCTCACGCGCAAACTGGATTACCTCTTCCCGATTAAACTTGGGTGATGCCCTCCAGGCTAAACGCTCCATAGCTTTAACTCTGCGCTCCCCATAGGTATCTGCCATCCACTGCCTATATCGTAAAACATAGTGCGCTTGCTTCATGCCCCAGAGGTTACAGCTAGGGCACTGGGGGTGGATGTTTTCCTCAAATAGCTTAAATACAGTCCTGCCTCTAGGGATAAAGTGACCGCCCTGCATGGCCTTGTAGTGGTCTATCTTGCCGCAAGTAACGCACTGGCAGTATCCGTTATCATCGCTTGCCTTTAGACGAACAAGCCTTTGTAGTAGCTTTGCTGCCTTCTCTACCTCCTGGGCAACAGTAGTCTTTTTACGTTTGGCCATTGATCTCTCTCTCGATCAGGAAGTCAACGTAGTGCTTTATCTTTCTCAGTGACTCTACCCCGCCCTTATCCTTCCAGCGAGTTATATACTTCACCACGTTGCCCTCACAAAAATCCAGATCATTTGCCATTATGTACTCAATAGGCTGTATCGCTTTGTTTTTGTAGTGGTCGCCACCTACTTGATTTTCTAGTGCTTTCATTCGTAGTCCTCTTCTTCAAGTATATCAATTTCACAAGGCATCCCAATGTTACAGTGAGGGCAAATACCATAAGCATTGCCATCATTGCCAATCCAATACTCAAGACCATTACCACACTTACAGAAAGACTTAGCAGCAGTGACTCCAGTCGTTGGGAAATTAATAACATTGCTCATTGGCCTACCTTAATTTTGACGCGGGAATCTTCTCCACTGTCTTTGTGATAAACCACAGCAGTCATTGAACGCTCTGCTCCATAACCAGAATCTGAGTGCCATTGATCGGTGGCGGTCAGGCTGCCCCAATGCTCGAAGTGCATAGAGCCAACTTCACGCGCTGTATGGTGGTGGATGTGTCCCAGATGGCAGTATCTATTCTTAGACTGGCTCCACTCATTATCCAGATTCTTAATCACTGCCTGGAGTATCTGCTCATGCTTAATCCTATCGCCATGATGGAATACAAACAGATTGTTGTGCCACTGATAGTGTATAAACTTAGAGTAGTTAGGCACTACGTTAACTCGCGGCTCTTGATCGTACAGAAGCTCTAGACAGCTAGACAGGTGGCAGGCCATGTCGTGATCGTGATTGCCTCTGACATTGATTACAACAACCTGCTTGTGGGTCTCCAGCATCTTGCTGATAAGCACTTTAAATAGCCTGCCAGCGAGCTTAAATGTTCTTGATATGCGACTATCGACATCAACTGGAGTGCCTTTAGTCGTCGTGTTGAAGCTGGAGTCGGCATGGAAAAAATCACCTACATTGAGTAGAACACCAACCTCAGCATTGCCTACCCTGTTTGACAGCCTGGAAGTTGAATCTATGAGTATCTGGGTGGCTATCTTGATGTCCCAATCATCTGAATCCATCTTAGTCTCGCTATCCGCGAGCATGCCAAAATGGTGGTCGCCAATCATATACATGGCTAGGTAGTCAGAGTTTACAGCTTTAGGTTCTTTTGTGGGTTTCATAAACCCTTTGAGATCGTCGGTCATGCCATCCATCATGGCTTCGATCTTGGCCTTCATGTCGCGCTTCTGAGGCTCTTGGATCACCCACTGTAAAGCTACAGTGCCATCCTCTTTGTAAGCAGTGGATATTCTTTTTGCATCAAACCCTTCTGCGGTCTGATGGATTAGGTCTCTGTGTGGAGATACCCCCTGACTAGCTGCATACTTCTCTAGCCGCCTTAGCATAACGTCGATAGTTCGCCTGCCGCATTTTAACTTCTTAGATGCCTTGTTAGCCGATCCTAACTCAATTACTGCATCGAGTACCTGGTGATGTCTTTCCGTGGTTGCAAACTCCTTTAATACCCTGGGGTCGATCTTAGACATAATGTTGCCCTGTAGTTACTTAACTCATTGATCTTTACCAAATATAACATAAATTGAGTGATTTTGAGACAGGTGATCCATGACAGTCCTGGCGACCATAGATACTTCTGTTGTATCTAGTTGCCGGGTACTTTCTGACTTACTAGGGTATAACGCAGATTGAACAGGCATCCATATGAACTTTTTAACATTATCTTGCGTCCAGGGAACCTGTATCTCCTTCTTGAAGATAGAGCAATTAACTATAAACCAGTACCCAGCGTCATTGCATCGATCTGCTATGTCGGTGAAAAACGAATGCATAGCATCATTTTGTTTAAGTGTTCTTGGCTTGCCTAGCTTGTAGTAGAAAGTCACATACTTGTGCTGATTGTACATGTCATCGACAAACTTTTTATAGCTGGTTAATTTATGATCACTGTTGACAGTATATTGTTCTGGCATGATTAATCGCCGCAAAAACAGGGAATTGATTTGTCATCAAACGCAAATAGCTGCCCCTGATCTGTCGCTATGACCTGCATCTTTTCATAACTAGGCTGATCGCTCCTAAATCTTGCGTTGATCTTTTTCTCTTGCGCTACCCACCAGTCAGCTATGGAAGGGTCATGCTCAACAATAGACTGTTTAATACTGTATCCCTTCAAGAAACATAGATCGCAATTGCTTAGGGTATTCACCCCTGCTGGCGGCATAGAAAGGTCAAACTCTTGGTTATTCCAGAAGTCACGGACATCACTTTCTGTAATGCCATCATCAGCCATAGGTACAGCATAATTATCCTTTGTTCTCATCTTGGCTGCTCGTCTAGGCTCATCGCCTCTTATGCCCACTACAGTCAAAAAGTCATCGCCACCCATGTATCTTTCTATCGTTAAGACCTTTAGCTCACTAGTGCAGAACCTCGCCATCATGTTGGGCAGGTAATTCTTGTCCTCAATTAACTGAGCAAACGGCTCACCATTTCTGCTTGCTGTATCGTAATCAACCTCAATAAACTGCTTTTTCCCCGTATACTCCAACCAGGTTATAACTACGTTCCAGTGATTTGATACATCTCTGATGAAGTCTAAGGTTTGAGGCATTTCTTTCCCTGTGTTAGCAAAAACAACCTCAATATAGTCTGGTAATTTAAAATCATGGGCTTGTAGTATGCGGTACAACATGTACGCAGAAGACCTACCGCCACTAAAACTAATTACCGCTGGTTCATCTATGTAATATGGATTCATCTCCATTTCCTGTCCGTGTAATTAGGGTCGATACTAATTGGCGGCTTTTTAAGCCACTCCATTGATATTTCCTCTATCCTAGTCTCTAGCCTAGGAGCGTTTAACACTCTGAGCCTAGCTTCCCTGCAATAACCTCTCATCTTCTTTGCGGCCTCACTCTGTTGAGCAAAGTCTACTACTGGCAATAAGTGATGAGGCTCACAGTATTTCTTACCCTTTAAGCGACCACTGATAGTCGATTTAATTACTCCATTCCTTGGATCGTTATCAAACGTCCACTTAGAATAGTCCATGTGGCAGTAAGCCACGCCATCTTTAAAGTAAGGGTGATCGCCCTTAAAAGGTGTAAACTTGCTTGGTTTATTGCTCATAGAATTTCCCGTCATAGTGGTAGAAGCCGACCTTCTGTAGATAGAAGCTACGCATCATATGCTTGTCTTCATCAGGCAGCCAGGTGATGTCTGTCAGGTTTGCATCTATACCTTGCGCTCTCATACTATTCTTTTTCTTTTGGCCGGAGGCTTTTGCTCTGGCGGCCTTTGACTGCTCACCATCTAGCCAAGTGTTGGCGAACTTAAACATCCCGCCTATAGTTTTTCGTTTAGCCTTGTTAGCCTGGCACCACATTGTCATCCTGTCTAACTGACCTTGGACGTTGATGTCGGGGCAGGTCTTAGCCCACCCCTGCATCATCTCCTGTGTTGGCTCCCACTCACTGCCGCACTTGGTAATCATTAGAAATCACCTAATGTGTACTGGGCAACACTACACTTCTCGTTGTATTTATTCTTGACGGTAATCATTCTGCGACTAATGTTGTGACCGTCTTGATTAAGCTCGGATATCCTAGATGCGGCTCTAAATATGCCTAATTCATTTAGGGCTTCCATGCTTGTTATCGTTGGGTTTTTTTGTAGGTAATCCAGCATTCTTTCTTTCTGGTTCATGGTCTTCTCCGTTTGGTTTGTTAAATATTGCATCGTAATTACTATCGTATGATGCTTTGTTTGTAGGCCGCTGCTTACTGCCTTTTCCGCTCACCTTTCACTCCTTTGGCTCGGCTCCCGCCTCACCCAGCTAATAATAAATGTTTCTTTATATTTACTTTGTTACTTATTGTTAACTTATTTAAGGATAATATAAACCCTTTTGCTTGCATGAGCAAAAAAATCGATCTAAGGGCCGTAGCGACTTAGCGGTTGAAACAATGCTTGTATCGTATATCCAAACTATTCGTCAGCAGAAACCGATCTGCTTCTGAGGCTATGCGCGGAGGGTCAACCGCGACTATGGCATTTATTATGGAGTTCGCCACCCGAAGGGCCATGTCAATTCATGGCTGCTCTAGCCCAAGCACTATTTGCGAATAAGACGTTATCAGACTTTAAAAGACGTTATCAGACAGTGAAATAGACTACTGTGATATATACCTTGTGGTATACTTTGACAACTTGTTATTCGCACATCAAGTATAAGTCCTTCCCCGACTTAAAGTAAAGCCCCCGTAACAGGGGGTTTTGTTTTTCTACCTTTCCATCTCACAAAATTCATCCAGGGTAATGTCACTCATCCGGCATATCTTCTGCAATGTGTGCAGTTTCATGTTCTCCTGGCTTCTCCAGCGCAGTACTTGCTGTGGATGACATTGCATATTTTTAGCCAGCTCTACACTGCTGATGCCAAATCTAGCCTGTAGAATCTTTAGGCACTTGCCTGCATTGGTCATTTCAATCATTCCTGTGTTATTATCGGATGGTGAGGCATTGCTTCACCTCCTATGGTTTGCCCCCCTTTTGGGGGGCTTTTTTACGCTAGAACGGAATGTCAGACTCTAGCTCTTCCATACTCATATTATCCGGCTTTGGCGCTTGTGCCGGAGCAGCCTGGGCATCTTTGGCCGTATACGCGGTAGACATAAACTTAACGCCATTCTGAGACGTTTTAAGCCATACGCTGACCCAGTAATCAATACCGCCTACTCGTGCAGAGCCTTTGTAGTCAGGCTGGTTCTCTTGCTCTTTGCGGTCATTCTTAAAGATAGCGCCACTGTTGTCGCGTGTTTCATACTCACTCATTGCTTCTTCTCCACTTGGGTTTTAATTGCAGTTGCAGCCGCCTTAACTTCTACGGCCATTTTCTCTATAAACTCATCGTCCCGGTCAACTCTGACTAGAACATGAGGCATTTTGGGATGGTAGGTAAATAAATCCCACCATTCCCGATTGGTAAGCCACATACACCCTTGTATCTGACACCAGTATTTCTTTACCGCTAATGTAGGGTCTCTCCAGTACGATGCCTGCGTTTTCGCGGCAGGGCACTTGATCTCTAGGCCACCCACGGATTGGCCTTTCTCTGTTACCAGGCCATCAGGTGAGCAGCCATAGCTGAACGTAGTGTCTACAATAAAGCCGCACTCTAGCACCTCATTGTCGGTAATAAACTCGTAGGATTCTCTAGCCTCTGGCTCCAGCGCAGTGCCACGCTCTGTGTGAGAGTTACTGAAATGCTCAGTCTCCCCGGTAATAACCTCAGCCACCAGCTCATCGATGTAACCAATCGCAGAAGACGATGGCTTACCAGTCATGGTAATTAACTTAGAGAACATACTAGCTGATGGCTTACCTCTACGGGCCGCAAGCCATTCTGGTGATCCCTGCTCATGGTCTAGGATGATCACTTTTTAGCCTCTAGTGCGGCAACAGCGCGGTCATAGTGCATAGCTCTAATTTGATCAACACCCCGAACCTTCAGCCACTTGCAGAATTTATCAATGTCAGCACCGCTCTCATCAATTAATTTCTTGATAGCGATTATTTGGTCGTCAGAGATAATCTTCTTGTCATCCCCCCTGACCATAGCTGACTCCGCATCGTCATCCACACTCGGCAGACCAAAAATAGATGTTAGGGAGTACCTACGGATGTACGAGAGGAAGCTGCCCAAAGCCTGGCTGTCCTTTTTAGCTAAGGGAAAGACTATGTCGTTCTCCAGCCATTGACCAGATACATGCATGAGTCGCGTACAAATGCCTACAGAATCCCCGTCATTGATCGGGAACTGCACATAGCTTAAACCATGGTTTGAGAGAGGCTGCTTGATAGCCTTAATTACGGACGTTAGATCGGCGTAGCTGGACTTAAAGAAAGGATTGGATGAGTCTTTTACTGCGCCGCCCATCTCTGATTGAGCGCACCAAAGTGCGTTTGACAATGCGTCGATATTCACTGATTGTTTCATTATATTCTCCTAGGTTGGAGAATAAAGTATACAGCATCGACATGCTAAGTAAACATATTTGTTTGTATTAGTAAGACCAGATAGCCGGGGAAGGGAATCCATCTTTCTCTGTGCAGCTATCTAAGTGGATAAACCGACCAGAACCTTTCTGCTGTATACCGATACGCTGTATACCGTGCTTTTGTGCCACCCTAATGACTTCTAAGGCTTTTTCTCCTGAACAGGCAATATCTACTGCCTTACCTGATGAATGCGCCCCAGGCTTGGTTTTACGGGCTTCTATGGGATGCTGAGGGCATCTGTAGGCGGAGGATAACGTAAACGGGAATCCGCACTCTTCACGGATAGCATTTAGGGTAGCCAGGAAGGTCAGGTCAAACTCGATAGCCTCGCACCCACATTGGCATGTTAGCTCTTTAGCCGTGAAATACTCAGCCATGATTATTTACCCTGTATGTTCTTAGTCTTCTCAAATGTACGCATGCTTCCTAGCCCAAGCATGCCCATCAGAATAGGCATAAGTGTGCCACCATCTGCTTGAGGTATATCAATGCCGAACCCAGCAGCAATAGGCGAGACCAGGTAATTTACTCCAAGAGCCAAGACCGCGATCCAGCCTGTTGCCGGTCTCCATCCCGACTGGAACCAGTTGCCTTTGGCTTCTGCGGTATTAAGCGCAACCTGTGCCAGTGCAAGTTCCTGTGCATGTTTATCCGAGAGAGTGCTGATTTCATGCGCAAGCTGGGCCTTTTGATCTTTGTCCTCCACGAACTTATCAAGTAAGCCCGTCACGGGGCCGATGAGTGAAGCGACAATGCTCACAGTATGTTCTTCTCTATCAGGAATAAGCCGATAATCAGGGGATACATACCCCACAGCATCATCTCACTCTTTCTGAATCGCTGAGAGCCTTCATCTAAACGCTTTTCAATATTCTGATAACGGATAGCGCATTCTTTCTCGTGGCCTTCTAATCGTATCAGGGCTTCTTTGACAGTCGCCATTTTTAGTCCTCAGCTTGCAGACTACCAGTCAGCATAGCGACAAATGCATCTTTGCCGACAGTAAGTTGGTCAAGGTTAAATTGTGTGGATTTGATTTTACGATCCAGATCAGCGCAGTGATTTACCATCGCCTGCTG